AATTGCCATTTCTAAATACAAAGAGTGTTATAAACCTTCTATAGAACAAGGTGCAGTGGTAGACATGAAGGTTAAAACTGTGCTTATTGTATCTAATGTAAATAATATAGAACTTAAAATTGACCCAACAATAATCTTTGCAACACTCAAAGATATACAAGACTTAGAAACTAAAATAGGTACTGTTAATACTAAAATTGATACAACTAAAACAGAATTAACAAGCAACATAGAAACTGCTAAAACAGAAATTGACGAGAAAATAGGGGATACAACACAACTTACTACAACAGATAAAACAAATATAGTTGGTGCATTAAATGAGGTAAAAACTAGTGTAGATAGCATAGAAACAACGGCAGAGAAAACAAGTTATAATAATGCAACAAGTAATCTTGCTGCTACGAATGTGCAAGGGGCGATTGATGAAGTTGTTAGAAAGATAGAAAAATTTAATGAGGTTAATATATCTATACAAAATGATATGTTACCTATTTAAGAGAGGAAAGTGAGAAAATGCAGTCAGAATGGAATTTTGATTATACAGGCGCAGAACAAAACGTTACATTGAAGCCTGGCAAATATAAATTAGAATGCTGGGGTGCTTGTGGAGGAGGCTGGTTTAGTGAATGGACTAAAGGCGCTAAAGGTGGTTATTCTAAAGCAGAACTTACATTAAAAAAAGAAACTATATTATATGTTTACGCTGGAGAAACTGGATGCCAAAAGTTTGAAAATAGTATTAATAACTGGACTGGATTTAATGGAGGGGGAAGAGGTACTAATGCAGGTGCAGACCCTAAGTTTATATTATGTGGTGGAGGTGCTACTGATATAAGACTTATTAGAGGAAGTTGGAGTAATGAACAAGGATTACTATCACGTATACTTGTTGCAGGTGGTGCAGGTGCAATTAGCAGTAGTGACTACGGCGTAGGAAATGGTGGTGGCATGGAAGGTTCAAAAGGATTTGATGGTTCTAATGCTTTTGTCACTGGAGGTACACAGTACCAAGGAGGAATAGGACTTGAAGATAAGTATAATGGTTCGTTTGGTAGAGCAAGTTCTACAGGAACAGGGCAAGGTGGAGGAGGTGGGTGGTTTGGCGGTGCGGGCGGTCTTAATTATAATGCTGCGGGCGGAAGTGGTTACGCACTAACTAAAGATAGTTATAAGCCACCTGGATATATACCAACATCTAAGTATTATCTTGATAATGTAGTCATGACTACTGGAGGTAATACTACTAAAGCAGATGGTTATGCTAAAATAACATTACTTCAAGCATTACCGTTTTTAACAGTATCATCTTATAACTCAACTACAGCAACATTTAAAGCAGACCACACAGACCCCACATTATTAACTAAAATAGAGTGGTTTATTGATGAGAAATTAAAAGAAACTATAACATCAAAGTTAACAATAGAAAAAACAATTAACTATACATTAGAAGATAATGCACTACACACGATTAAAATAGTTGTTACAGACAGTTCTAATGCTACAGCAGAGAGAATTTTTACAGTTAGTAAAGGAATTGCACCGCTTCCAACTGGCTCATCTAGCGAAGAAGTTACAAACAAATGGAGGGAAATTAAAGATTCATTTAAAACTGGTAAAACAAGTATTATAAATACTTTAGCATTAAAGAATATAGAATCAAATTTGAATAACACACTAGTTGAGTTATCAGAAAAGATAAAGCAGTCTTTTGATAGTTCAGATGCTAGTGTACAAGAGTTAGAAAATCAAATTTTATTAAATGAAAATGAGAAAGTAGGAGGAATTTTATAATGAATATAAATAATGTTGTAGTAAGGATATTGGCAGAGAGAATATTAAACGGAGGGTTAAACCCATTGAAAAATAGAGAATTTCAGTTAGATGACGTGACTAACATAGGGTACAGAAAAGCAGTAGAGGATTATATTATAGAGCATAGTGGAGTAGTAGAAGGAGCAGAACCAACAAAATAGGTTCTTTTTTTATTTCAATTAATTAGGAGGCTTACATGAATGAGGAAGTTATAAAAGAAAAAATAAAACGAAATGAAATAAGAATAAACAGACATAGTGATGAAATAGACGAATTAAAGATAGCAAATATAGAGTCTAAAGCAGAATTAAAAGCATTGTGTGAGAATCTAAACTCACTTACAAGTATGTTAAAGTGGTTGATTGGTACAATGATTACAACACTTGTAGGGTTCTTTATATTTGCAATACAAAAAGGAATATTTTAATTAATTAGGAGGATAAAAGATGGATAATTTAATAAGTTTTATACCCGAGCAGTTGCTAATTTTAGTTGCTGCTCTTTATGTTATAGGAGCAGGTTGCAAGAAATATAAACAATTAGACAATAAATACATTCCGGTAGTATTATTGATACTTGGAATAGGTTTCTCAATATGGATGTTAGGATTAAATCCTAGTGCAGTCTTACAAGGTGTAATTTGTTGGGGTATATCAATAGGTATAAATCAAACTTACAAACAATTGAAGGAGGAAAATAAATAATGAAAATATGTATAACAGTAGGACACAGTATTTTAAAGAGTGGAGCATGTACTTCTGCTGATGGAGTAGTTAACGAGTATCAATATAACAAATCTCTTGCACCAGTATTAGCAGATACATTTAGAAAAGAAGGTCATAAGGCAGATGTAATAATATGCCCTGAAAAGCAGTTTAAAACTAAAAATGAGGAAAAATCTTATAAAATACCTAGAGTTAATAGTGGAGGATATGACTTACTTATAGAGTTGCATTTAAATTCAAGTGGTGTAGGAGCTTTTGGAACAGAAGTATTTTACTATAGTGAAAAAGGGAAGGAATATGCGCAGAGGGTAGTAGATAAACTATCTAAACCTTTCACAAGAAAAAAAGGAGATAAAGAAGTAGGTAATAGAGGTGTTAAATTAGATAAAAGTTTATATATCTTAAATAGTTCTAAACCTACTGCAATACTAATTGAAAGTTTCTTTTGCGATAACAAAGAAGATTATGAGAAAGCTAAGAAATTTGGATATGAAGGTATTGCTAAGTTAATTGTAGAAGGTGTATTAAATAAAAATATAAATAATGAGGGAGTTAAACAGATGTACAAACATACAATAGTTTTTGAGGGAGAAGTTGACAAAATCCCTGCAACTGTAGTTGGTTGGGGTTATAATGATGGGAAAATACTGATATGTGATATAAAAGATTATATACCAGGTCAAACAGAAAATTTATATATTGTTGGTGGTGGAGCATGTGAGAAGATAGGGTCTGTGACTAAAGAAAATTATACTATGATAAAGGGTAATGATAGATTTGATACACTTTATAAAGCATTAGATTTTATTAATAGATAGATTAGAAGGTAGCAACTAGTTAGTTGTTACCTCCTTTTTTACACCTCAATTAAAACAGTTTTTATAAAAGATAGTATTTTACAAATAAGTAAAATTGATAATTCAAGTTAAAGATATTTACTTACATTTTGCCTACACTTTATATACAATTTCTAGACTATTTTGTAATTCACATAATATATATTAAATGTAATATATATTATATGAAAATAACAAGGTATATAATTACATGTAAAAAATGTATTAAATTGATAATGATTATTATATACTGGTTAATTATTAATACAAAGGGTATTACAAATATAAAGGATATCAAAATTGTTCAGAAAAGAGTATAGTATGAGAAAATATTAAACTTTAATGAAAAAAGTAACATGTTTATATAATCATAAAAATAAAAATATATAGAGCAGATGTATAAAAACTTAGTATATATGAGAAAATATTAATAATATTTGTTGTTGGAATGTAAATATTAAAATGGTATAATTTAGGTAACAAATCTTAAATTATACTCTTGGAGGTATATTTATGGAAAGATTTGTTTACAAGGGGGAATTTAATATGAATAATTATTCAATTATGTTTGAAAATAAGTCTATTTTAGATTTAAAACAAACATGCTATTTAGATAGCTTATATAATTTATTTGAAGAAAAAATTCAGTATGTAACTAAAACTCTAAAAAATAACAATATAGAAGAGGATGAATGGGATATACAGTTTATAAAAGAAGATGCCTTGCAGTCAATTAAAAATATAGAAGAAGATTTTATTACTGATAAAACATTAGATTGGAGAATCAATTTATCAAAAATAATAAAGAAAGTATTAGATAAAAGCAAGGCTAACTTTAAAATAGCAGATGAAATGTATCATAATCCTATGAAGAAAAGTGAACAGTATTATGATTTATTAAGTAATATCTTTGATAATTTAGAAGAGCTTATATGTATAAAATATAAAGAATACGAAATTTCTAGAAATATCAGGTTTACTAATATTGGAAATTTAGTTAACAATGATAACTCATCAAATTATATAGACAATGAACATATTGAATTTGATTTTAACTTTAAGTTTGAAATAGAGGATTATGATAATGATGATTATGCATTGGCAGCTTAGATTTTGGAGGAAGATTAATGGAATTAGATAAAATGAAGTATAGAAAATTAGTTAATGATGTGGAACTAGTAAATGTGCTAATTAAAAATATTGAATTAAGTGATGTTATATTACATAAAGATGAAAATATCAAAAATGAAAGTATTAAATGTGATGTTAATATGAAATATGAGTGTGAAGAATTTAAAAAATTATCAGAAGTAGTAGAATTTTATCCTAAATTTAACTTAAGAATAGAATGTCAAGGAGAAGGTTTGGTAAATTTAAAATTTGAACTAAGGGCAATTTATAAATTTAATTCAATAGAGGATTATGAAGATGATTATATATTAATGTTTATAGAACGAAATGTTCCAGTTAATATATGGCCTTATGCAAGAGAGATAATAAGTTCCATCACAACTCGTATTGGATATCCTGCTCTAGTAATTTCTCCATATAAGGCATAATATGAGATTGAAATTTAAATCTAAAGAGAGTACTAGCAGGGAAAAACATCAGTCAGCAGAATCTCTAGCAAAGTTTATGTTAAACAATGAATCGTTCTTAGGTATAACACTGTCAATATTAGATGAATGGAAAAATAATATTGATAGTAGTAAAATTGAGGATATTGTAAAAAATAATTTTAGATTTGAGGAATCTATAATTAAAGATAAGAACTATAAAGAGTTTATAAAATTATTAAACTCATTTTATAACGGAACAGAAGATGAGTTAAACGGTAGAAGAGGAAGATTTTTAGAGTTGATTTGGGATGTTGTAGGAACATATAACGGAAAAGAATTTACACAAAAAATAGATGAGGCCATAGTGTTAGAAAATGAAGTGAAAATATCAGAAAAAGATATAGATATTGTCTATATAGGCGAAATTAAAGATAAAGGGATAGCAAATTTTATTGAAATGCACGAATGTAAAGCATCAGCAAACACAACACTAAGAACTCCATTAAAACCAAAACATAGAGGAAAACTAGAACTGATGCAATCAGTAATTGAAATATCAGAAACAGAAGAAATTAAATGTGATGGATTAATAATTACATTCAATGCTAACAAAAGAAGGCTTGAAAGAAAGCTAAAAAGCTATGGATTTGAATACTTTAAAATAATTCCTAGAGCAGAAATAGAGGAAAGAGTGTTTAATAAGTAATTTACACTAATTTATACAAATTAATAGATACTAAAAGTACTCTTTTTATAAGAGTGCTATTTTTTTGAAATTCATTAACATATAAACTATCAAGAACCTTACTCAACACACCTTAAAATTGATTTAAATAACTCTTTTTCATGCACAAAATTAATGATATAATAAAAAAGTAAATATGTAACCCCAACGCATATTTACTGAGTCAAACATTATTATATAGAGCATTCTTCGTTGTGGAGAGTGCTTTTTCATTTCTTTGAATAACCATGTTGATTATTTATAATATTTTCATTTAATTTATCTTTATCTATCAAATTTAATGCACAATTAATACAAATGTTAGTTTTCATATGACTTTTCTTATGAAAAGTAATATACTTATTATCATCTTTATTTATTCCTTTATTACAGTAATCACATAATATAGTCTTAGTCATATTTTTATTCCTTTCATTTTATATTTTCCATAATTAAGTTTAACATATTTAGTATATACCTATGTATATATATTTAA